ATTTGTATATCCTAAACTAACTAATATATTATCCATATAACTATTTCCAAAACCATGTATAAAAAAGGGTTCATAATTATTAAAAAAAACTTTTTTATTTTTAATGATTAACTCATTATTCAATTCAATATTTGAATATGTATTACAAATGGTTAAAAATAATTCTGATTTTTTATCTATATAAATAGTATTTGGGTTTTTTATACAATACTCATTCATTAATACTTGATCATCTTTTAATGGATCATTCAAATTATACATAGAAATTATAATTTCTAGTAAATCCTTAGAATAACCAATATAGGTTCCTGAATTTAGAGGCATATTTTTACATTGTCCAAAATATATTCCAGCCACGTATTTAAAAATAGTATTAGTATGTCTTTCAAATCCAACAATAATTTTACAATTATGTTCTTTTTTCATTTTTAAAAATGCATTTGGTAATTCATTTAAATTTCTTGTACAAATTACATCATATCCATCTACGAAACAAACAATATCATTATATTTTAATGTTTTAAAATAATCAATCATTAATTTATATTTCCATGAGAAACCTTGCCATTTCTCTCCATAACCTAATATTACTAAATCGTTATTATTTTGTTTAATTGTTTCTTGTAGATAAGGTAAATAATATTTTGATTCAGTAGCAACAGTTACTATTTTAACTTTAGACATATCTAATCTATTATAAAGGGAGAAATTTTATATAACTTAAAAAAATGGATTTTGTTTTTTTAATTTGTTTCAACTTTTTCCTATTATTCCATAAATAAGAGATAACCATAAAGAATAAAATAATAAGAATGAGTAAATACAAATAACCAAATATTTTGGAATACTTGTAAGCATTGTCATATCCATTTTCTGCCTCAACATCCAGGCGATTATATTTAATATATAACTTTAATGGATTAAATCCAAATAAAGATGGCCATTTATTTGAGTTTTCAGTTTCAGGAAATAGTTGATAGCAAAGTGGTTTATAATAAACATATCTTCTTATACCAGAAAAACAATTGTTATATATATCCCAATCAAAGATAGGAATTATTTTTTTATTCAACATATACTCTCTTGTCTTGAAACTATAAATTACTGCATGTGTTCCAGTACTTACCAAGTTAATATAAGTATGACTATTATATGGTAATTGTAGCCATAATAAACAACCTAAAAAATACATCATGTTTTCATTTTGTTTTTCAATTAAAAAATTATTTATATTATTTAAATGATTATAATGAGTAATTTCTTGAGAAAATATAAAATCATCTTCTAATATTAATATATTTTTAAAACCATTTTCATTTGCATGTTGGAATACATATAAGAAAGTATCAACTAAATCAAAAACGGGTAACTGAGAAGGTAGTACCTTTTGGCAATTTTTATATCCTTTATTAAATACGATATATACTAAATTGGTTGGATGATAATTATCCAATTGTTGTTCTATAGATGGTAAACGACCATTCCCTTCTAAATGAATAATATAAGTTGCATCAATACTTGATTGAAACATTGCATTTTTAAATATTTTTTTCTCTAATCTAATACAGTCTTTATTTGGGTGATTCATATTTATATTTAGAGAATAAAATATTTACTTCAAATGGAATTAATATATAATATTTTATTATTCAAAAAATAATATATATATATTAATTCGTATTACTTAAAATTAAATGTTCTATTTAATGAATAAGAATGAATTCTGATATTATTGAACTTTCCAATTTAGATTTTAACGATAATTTTAATAGTAATAGCAGTTCCTTAAAATCCACTAATTTTGGCGGAGGAATTGAATTATTAATGAATGATAAAGTAAAAGAAGGAAATAGGCCATCGAGTGATATTGATATTGAAGACCTGAATAATTTAGAAAATGAATTGAATAATTTATCCGAGATACATGTTAAAAATACATATTCTGCCAAATCTGATTTATTCAATCCAGGACAAAGTAGTAGTAATTCGAATGAAAAATTTAGTGGTATTAATTTTGAAAATGAAAATGAAGAAAAACATTTTGTGCGATTTGACAACGTTCCAAATATCGCCCAATTTACAGCGGAAACGGAAGATGAAAAAAAAACATGGGATGGATATGGAAAATTCAATAATATTCCTATGAATCCTGATAAAAATCCTGTGCAACAACAGCCACAAATGTCGAAAGAAGAATTACTAAGAGAGAAATTTAAATTTCTCAGAAAATTAGAAGCTTTAGAGAAAAAAGGAGTGGAATTATCTAAAAAGTATTCGATGGACTCCAATTTAGCTGAAATGCAAGGTGAATACGAGACGATTATGGATGAAAAATCCAAACAAAATTCAGTTAAATTTCAAGGTAATATGATGATGGCAATTATAAATGGAATTGAATTTTTAAATAATCGTGTCGATCCTTTTGATATCAAGTTAGATGGATGGGGAGAACAAATTAACGAAAATATTAATGATTATGACGAGATTTTCGGAGAATTATATGAAAAATATAAATCCAAGGCATCAATGGCCCCAGAGTTGAAATTATTATTTCAATTAGGTGGAAGTGCAATGATGGTCCATATGACAAATACCATGTTTAAAAGTGCAATGCCTGGAGTAGATGATATATTGAGGCAAAATCCCGATTTAATGAGACAATTTCAGTCAGCTGCAGTGAATTCCCTAGGACAAACAAATCCAGGATTTGGAGGATTTATGAATGGGATAATGAACCCTGGTCCTAGTGTACAACCTCCTTCTAGACAACCAACTAATAATTATGCTAGTAGACCAGATTTAAATGCTGGTAAAAGTTCAGCAGTTTATGTAGATGATGGAATTAATTTCCGGGAAAGTAATGCCAATAATATGGAATTTACAAAAAGAAGACCAGAAATGAAGGGTCCAACAGATTTATCTGATATACTTTCTGGATTAAAAACGAAAACTATTAATATCAAAGAGCAGACGTCCGATAATACCAATAATAATAGTACCATAAGTATTAGTGATTTGAAAGATCTACAGTCCGAGGGAAATATTCCAAAGCGTAGTAAAAGACGAAAGAGTGATAAAAACACCGTTAGTTTAGATATCTAATAAAAGTAAATAGAGAATACTATCTATAACAAGAAATAATTATAATATAAATTTTATTCAATATTTATATTATACATGAACGATGAAATAATAGAAACCATAAGTCATGGTGATATATATATATTAAAGCAATTACCGAAAACACTTCTAACTCATAATATTAGTAAAGTCCTAATGGATAATCTGAAAAATAATTTAATTCAAGTGGAAAATCGTATGAATACCGCAGAAACAGTAGATAGTGAATTCAATTATGTAGTATGTAATTTTTCCTATAAATTAAAAAATATAGAAGAATGTATTGTTTATTTGGAAAAAATTAAATAAAATACAAAAATAAAAATAATTTATGACTTTAATTCCTTAAGTTCGCAAATCCCATAAATCAGGATATTTATTATTTACCAACTCAATAATGGTTTCAGCTTTCAGTAATTTTTCTTTTTTCAAGATCTCGGATGTTTGGTAAATCAACATTTTACTATTTTGAATAATGATTTTGGCACAATTATACGCATCATTAATTAAATTCACCACATCAGTATCAATCATTTCCTTGTATTTTTCACTGTATTTGGGATAAATAATATTGGATCCCATTCCATAATAAATCACCATTTTTTCCGCCAACTTAAGTGCTTCTTCAAAATCATTTAGTGCACCTGTTGTTACTGAAATATCATAAAATACTTCCTCTGCAATTCTTCCCGACAATAAAATCATTAAATGTTCAAATAATGCTTCGCGAATATATATTGGTGTACCACTATTTTCAAATACGGTATATCCAGGTGTTCTTGGAGAAGAAAGATTAATAATTACTTTAGATAATTTCGAATGGTGTTTTGAAAATAGCCCAACAATCGCATGTCCCATTTCATGTATAGCAATATGATCAATAATATTCGAAGTAAATTGATGATTATTTGGTTGCCAACCTGCCAACATTTTATTTAGTACTAAATCCAAGTCATGGTAATTAAACAGAAAACGATTTAACCTAAGAGCATTCAACATTGCTTCATTCAATAAATTTTCAATTTGAGCCCCTGATAATCCATCGGTTAAATCTACTAATTCGTCTAATTTAACTGAATTATCGTGTGGTTTTCCTTGTATATGAATTTCAATAATAGCTTTTCTGGTTTCCGCATCTGGTAAGCCAATATAGACTTTTTTATCCATTCTTCCAGGGCGAATAAGTGCACTATCTAATAAATCCAAACGATTAGTGGCTCCAACTACAAATATGCCTGTATTATTTTTAAATCCATCTAGTTCAATCAAAAGTGCATTTAAGGTGTTATCTCTTTCATTAGATGCACTTTCTCCATCACTAGATCTTTTTCGCCCAACTGCATCAATTTCATCAATAAAAATTATGCAGGGAATATTCTTTTTGGCTAATTCAAATAGTTCCTTCATTTTCGAAGAACCAACTCCAACATATTTTTCTTGGAATTCTGCTCCAGAAACAGGAATAAAACTACAATTTGCTTCTCCAGCTAATCCTTTTGCTAATAGCGTTTTTCCATTTCCAGGAGGACCTTCAAAAATCATTCCTTTTGGAATACGCACATTAAATTGACTATATTTATCATAATTCTGAAGCATATCGACACATTGATTTAATTCCTCTTTTACATTTTTATATCCTCCAATATCTTTAAATGTAATGGAATAACCTTGGATAACTTCAAAATGTTTGGATTTTTTATTTTTATTTGTGTTTGTGTTTGTTTCACCCCGATAATTTCTATATCTCTGATGAGGAAAATGGTTTTCTCCCTCTTCATTATCACTTTCAAATTCGTCACTATTATTAATATCTAGTCCTAATACTTTCGGATGAATAATAATGTGGTAATTTGGTTGATATTGATTATTATTTGAATTATTAAAATAATTTTCCCATATGTTCTCTTCATTATTCATAATGCTATTGGTTTGGATAGAAATATTCTTGGAATTCAGACGTTTTAAATATTCTTCATAATAATGTTTAGAATATGGATGTTTTTTATTTGAATTGACTTCCATAATATTTCTAGAAAATGGTATTGCTTTATAAAACAGCAAATGGTTTTTAAATGGAAATGCAATATAGTAGTTACAAGTAATAAATAAATGATATATACTTAACTTCATTTATTTATTATATTTAGTTTAATTTTTATATTATTTACTGAAATTATTATATTACTGAAATTATTATATTATTGCTATAGAAAAACAATTCATTTATTTTAGAGATTTAAGACACATACCATATAATATTCTACTTTGGAAATAAGAAATAAACATTGCAATTACGGAATACAACATTGGAATACTATGTTTTTGAATATCTTTATCCTTACTAAATAAACTAAACAAAAATCCCAATATAATTAAAACAATTAATACTAAATTAACTAAAGCAAGAGTATACCACCAAGAACAATAGTCTTTATTAACTAGTGGAGATAAAAGAGATTGCATTTATATAATATAGAAATATTATTTTTAGAAATACTTATTTTTATTTTTAAAATATGGAAAGAAGGTCTGTTAACATTCAAAATTTTCTTTTGCATAACCAATTATCGCGCATGCTATTCTTTTGCCTGCGTTTCCATTGACTTTACTAGCTGCATTATTTCCTAGTCCACAATCATCTTCTTGTTCGTGTATAATTAATCCGCGTCCAATTATATTCGCTACATTTCCTCGTAATTTTATCACTTTATCATCCATTTGATAGTTAGCACATCCTTTATTATTAACGGTTAAATTACCTAAATCACCTACATGTCGTTCCTTCATTCCAGGACACCCATGGTTTTTCTTATAAGGATTGAAATGAGCACACATACTTTCGCATTTATCAGTTAAATCTCCTGCTTGATGTACGTGAAATCCCAAAAATGAATTTTTCTTTAAGCCGGTTAGATTTATATTTATTTGGACACATCCATTGGCAAAATCTTCTGTAAATTTCACTGTACCCTTTACCTTCCCATCAAAAACAGCAATAGCAATCGTTGGTTTTTTCGACATTTGAATAATATAAAAGAGTATTACATATATGTTTTATATTATTTTTCAATGATAACTTCTTTGGCTAATTTTGAAATAATTTTATCTTGAAAAAGAGCATCTTCCTGATTATCCGAACCACCCATAGACTTCATTACAATTTCCAAATACTTATCATTGGCACTTCCTTCATCATATTGATATGCCGGGTTTTCCTGTTTCCATTCTGGTATCATTTGAATATTTTTATGTGCAATATGCTTTATTGCCATTTTTATTTTTTCTTTATCATTATCTTCTTTTTTCCATTGGTTATTGTCTTTAATATATAATATTTCTCTCTTTAAATCACTGCAGTGAAGAGGTCTTTTATCTACATCCAATTCTTTCAGGTTTTTAACAATAATATTCGTTATTCCATCTACATAACCTAGAAGACCTACATTTTCCAAGTCACATAATTTGATCTTGACTGTTTCAACAAAGTCCATAATATTCATTGCA